CACTAACCAGAGCTTGCAAGAGCAAGTCTGGGGAATGTTACAAAAAATAACCTTGAAGCAATCCTCTCGGATAGCGTCTTTCAGACTAGCTCGAAGCTCGAACTCATATAGAGATATGAGACACGACATCGACCATCGTGTTTTATCATCATTTTGACATAAATGTCATTGGCATAATGAAGCCAGATTTTCAAAGGTTTTCTCCTTTACGTAGACACAGCGGGTGTGGAGCCATAATAGTACAGACTTGGTATATTCAAGAAGAAAACAAGACTGAAATCAGTACCCGCAGAAACATATAAATCCGTGTAATTTACACGAGGATTTGGTATCCAATCGGTACCTGTGATATGTGAATAATCAGTTTGAATTGAAAAAGCATCAGTATCACTCTCATCTACGGAACTACCTTTAGTTCGTGTTGATGATGAATTGTTCAAAAATTTGTAACGACTGTACATAGGGATGGAGACCATCGCTCCGCTACGTGAGGTCTGACTAATTAAAGTCATACCACTCATACCACTTTCGTACTCTTGTAAGGCAAATGAACGTTCAAATTCAGCTGTATTAGATGAACCAATTGTCGTTGCGGTACTAAAAGTTGTTGGACCAAAGGTGTCTGTTGATCGTGAAACTATAAGTGTTTTAGTATCTCGTTCCAAAGAGGGGTTAACAATATAGTGGTAAGATCCTCTTGAACCAACAAAACACAATGAAAACCAAGTAGTTGCGTTCCATAAAGTCCAATTAAATGGTTCATTCACAGATGATACTATACCAGTAGCTAGAGTTAAACCATTAGGATCGAAACCGGGGTAAGCAGGTGACCTTCCAAGAACACTCAAGTATGTGATATGTTCATCAATAATTGAACCTTGATCTGTGTTTATACGAACATATTTAGTTGCTCTCCTCATTAAAGTACGCAATGATACTATGGATTCACCCATATGTGTCAAATTTATATTCTTGTCTGCTACAGAAGGCGATACACCCAACTCATAATGACCAGGTTCGGTATCATAACCAACATCACCTTGAACAGCGTATGGACTGAACTTTTGCAAAACATGTGTTGGAGTTGCAAATTCCAAATTATCACTTCCTCGAACAAACACTAACATTTGTATATCGGCTGAAGTCACTGGACTAGATTGTTCATTCAAAACTCGAACAGTTAATATACCATTATGTAACACATTCACAAGAGCAGTACTCGTTGATGATTGAGAAAAATTTACGCTAGTAGCGTCGGCTGTCCTCAAATAACTAGTTAATTGCGTGTATGGTACAGTAAATTCCACATCATTCTCTTCAGTTATATCAACAATCTTAGTGTAAACCTCAGTGGTGTAATCTCCTGAAGTACCTATATCTCCATGGGGTGCCCAATTTATTCGCACTCTCCCACGATGATATTTGGAACAAATAAATTTGAAACGGTAAGTGATATCACCACGCCAATAACGAAAACATTTACTAACATAACTCATTGGTGTTTGCCAAGTGACGAAACCTCCAGTAACGGTTTCCCTAGCCATACAGTCTGGAGAGACTAAAACATGAAATAAGCTTGTATTGATTGGATCTGAAGCAGCCCAGGTTGAATTATATATATAAGATTCTCTCTGGACAAATGATGAAATACCCAATTCATCCTCAACATCAACACCAGCAATTTTTGGATCAATACTCAGTTCATTCTTAGAATCTAATGTTAACTTCTCAATAGGAGCACCTATATCAGTCGCAGCAAGATTTGGGAATGATTTATTCTGGAAAGCATGAACATCATCAATTACAGGAACATCCGTGTAGCCAAAAAGTGCTGCAATATCTGCAACAGCACCAGCTGCATATGAGGTTGCTGTAGCAAACTCTCCAATAATTGGCATTGATGATAGTCTATCAGCTGCTCTTGCAATAGCTGATGCTGGTCTTGATACAACACCGTCATGAGAATATTCATCTTTACCTTGTACTGCTAGTTCTGTTGTAGGACCTGCAATTTCTATATCCTCCGCCCAAGCATAAACTTGAATACTTATATTGTCGGAAACGACACCATTCGCATTAGCTAAAGGATTAAAACTGTTGTACGATATTCTACCCATATTAGTCAAGTCGGTTGAACTTGTGGCATCTAACCAATTCTTATAATATAGAAAAGGCAAAACCATTTCGCCTCCCTGACAATTCTGAGGATAAAGGTAAATATGTGGACGTTGGGACAATGGGATATTTTCCTTTCGACCAGAGGATGATAATATCACAGGACAAGGATTGAAGTTTATCAATGGTTGATATGATACCAACGCACAACCATAATAAAATGGAGATGCATTAATAACAAACTTAAGATGCAAATTGCATCTAACCATGTAATAGTTATCAAGCTTTCGTTTAATTGAAGCTTTCGAGAAAAATGCATGCCAAGGATCGAAGGTATCCGAAGCAATATCTAAGGTGTTTCCAATACCCCAGGTTCGAGAATCAATCAACACAGGTCTTTTTAGAAAATCACCAAGTTCTATGTTCTGAGAAGAATCAACTTTGATGTAATTCATAGGATGAGGAATATCGCTGATGACATTATTTGGTAAGTCAGTGAAACCAACATTTTGTTGTAGGGTAGTACTTGGAGCTGGAGTAGCTTCAACGTCAATACCACTATCAGCTTGAATTCTCAGGATACCGTCTGATAAAGATTTATCAGGATAGTCAATAAGGCTGACAAAGCCTGTAGAGTTTTTACATGAGACTCCACAAAGTCTCGACATATAATTAGTACTTTGTACATTTGTTTTT